ACCAAGACGTATTGGCTGAAGTTGACTGCGCTACGGGAACAGCGTTTTATACCCTTATCCCCGGCGAAGGCGTATTAGCCTCTGTAGGCATTTATACGTTCCTCCCGTCTGCCACGGTAACAACGACCATATTTTACGGATAGGACGGCATCATGGCAATGCAATATGACGTTAAGTCCTACCACGTAACAACGTCTAAGACGGTGACAAATTACGCCGTGCGGCTTAAATCTATTACGGTGACCCCCGCTACGGCGTCTTTGCGCAGTTCGGCTGTTGCTGACCCCACAGTTTTTAAGACAGGCACGTACGCAAGACTTGCGGCAAGCACTACAGTTACCGTCACCATTACGGCTCACGGCCTGACTACAGGTGATAGAGTCTTTATGGACTTTACTACTGGCACGGCAGTGGACGGGGTCTACGCAGTTACTGTAACGGATGCAAACGTCTTTACGGTGACAACTGCAGCGAGCACTGCAACTAGCGGAGCCATAACGTTTTATAGTAGTATCTTGTTAGAGCTTGACACATACAACGTTATTGGTTTGCCGGTGTTAATTCCCGGTGAAGGCATATACTGTAAAAACGGTATGTTTGTAGGTGTCGGCGGTTCTGTAACAGCAACGGTGTTTTATGGCTAAATCTCCAGCATGGCAGAGGAAAGAGGGCAAGTCCGAGAAGGGCGGCTTGAACGCCAAGGGGCGAGCCTCGTACAACGCGGCCAACCCCGGGAAACCCGGATTGAAGCGTCCTCAACCCGAGGGCGGGTCCCGGCGCGACTCCTTCTGCGCTCGAATGAGTGGCATGAAGAAAAAACTAACAAGCGCGAAGACGGCGAACGATCCGAATTCACGTATCAACAAGAGCCTACGGGCGTGGAACTGCTGACATGAGCGATACGCACGAAACGACAAAGCATGTTGTTGATGCGCTGTCGATAATGACTGTTGTAGGAACCCTAGTGGAAATGTTGCCGTCTATTGCCGCAATCTTCACAATTGTGTGGACGATAATCCGCATTTGGGAAACCGACACTGTGCAGAACTTGCTGGGTAGAAAAGGCAAACAAAGTGCCGAGTAGTTCTAAAAAGCAACACAATTTCATGGCGGCGGTGGCTAATAACCCATCATTTGCTAAGAAAGTAGGCGTCCCACAGTCCGTGGGCAAGGACTTTAACCAAGCGGACAAGGGCCGCAAATTTTCTGAAGGTGGCGATATGAAAAAGATGAATATGGGCGGATATGCAGACGGCGGTATGCCTATGGTTAACAAGGGCGGCAAGATGGTCCCTTCCTTTGCTGCTGACGGCAAGGGCAAGATGGCCAAAGGTGGCATTGCTACTTCTTTGAAAGCCCACGCTGCGGCTCCCGCTTCTAAAGCACACGGTATGAAAAAAGGCGGTATGGCTCCATCTAAAATGGGTTCAGTCAAAACTTCCGCTACTCGAGATGGTGTCGCGTCTAAGGGTAAAACCAAAGGCAAGATGATTAAGATGAACATGGGCGGCAGAGCCTGCTAACAAGGAGTTAACATGAAAAAACGTTACGAAGACGGCGGTGACATAGACGCTATGGAAGAAGCCGACAAAGCTTATAGAGCTAACAAACGTCCACTCAAAGAGATGGGCGACGCTGGCGCTGCGGAAGAAGCTGGGCAATTTGGCGATGCAGGAACCAGCCGGATTGTAAAAGCTACTCCTAAGGCTATGCCTAAAGCCGCGTCTAAACCCGCTGCTAAGCCTGCTGCAAAAGCAGAATACAAACCTGCAATTAAAGCTTCAGAGATGCCTGCTGACGACACCAAAATGTCTGTAGCAGACCGCGCAAAAGCTAGTCGTGAACGCGCAAGAGCCGGTAGCGGTACAACCGATAGACGTTCTGTTGGCGAGCGTTTAAAATCCGCATTTGGTATGAAATCTGGCGGTTCTGTAGGTTCTGCTTCCCGTCGCGCTGATGGTATTGCTACCAAAGGTAAGACACGCGGAAAGATGTGCTAAATCATGATGGCCTGTCGTGGTATGGGGGCCGTCATGCCCTCTAAAATGCCCAAAGGCGTGAAAAAAGCACGCCGGGATGATACTGACTTCACGCAATATGCTGAAGGCGGGAAAGTCAACGAGGCTGGCAATTACACTAAGCCTGATCTGCGTAAGCGGATTGTGTCTCAAGTAAAAGCCGCAGCGACCCACGGTACAGGCGCAGGACAATGGTCTGCACGCAAAGCACAACTTGTGGCTAAAAAATACAAAGATGCTGGTGGAGGGTACAGAGATTGAAAGCTCCTCAGAAATCGCTCAAAGATTGGGGCGACCAGAAATGGCGCACTAAGTCTGGTAAACCGTCAAGTAAGACGGGGGAGCGGTATTTGCCTGAGAAAGCCATTAAGTCTTTGTCCCCGCAAGAATATGCAGCCACAACCAAAGCTAAGCGTGCGGGTAAGGCGTCTGGCAAACAGTTTGTAGCTCAACCAAAATCCATTGCAAAGAAAACGGCAGGCTTTAGATGACCACTACCGGAACCACACTGTTCAACATGGACTTCACGGAGATCGCCGAGGAAGCGTGGGAGCGTGCGGGCCGAGAAATGCGTTCTGGTTATGACCTGCGTACAGCGCGTCGTTCAATGAACCTGATGACGATTGAGTGGCAGTCTAAGGGTATTAACATGTGGACAATGGAGCAGGGAATCATTAACCTGACTCCGGGGCTTAGTACGTACGCCCTACCAACGGACACGATTGATTTGCTAGAACACGTCATTCGTACTGGGTCCAACACTGCGTCTACGCAGGCGGACTTAACCATTACACGCATTAGCGTTTCTACTTATGCAACTATTCCAAACAAGCTTAGCCAAGCTCGCCCAATTCAAGTCTGGATTCAAAGACTCTCTGGCGAAACTAATCCTACGAATTCGGTCTTGGTGGGCGCGATTACGTCAACGGACACCACAATAACGCTTAGCACGGTAGTTGGGTTAGCGAACGCGGGCTTTATCCGTCTTGGCACAGAAGACATCTACTACACATACGTAACGGGCAATACCCTAGGCGGCGTGTTCCGTGGTCAGAATAACACTACGGCAGCGGCGCAAACGGATGGTACTGCGGTCTTTGTGCCCCAACTACCAGCCGTGACTGTCTGGCCTACCCCTGATAACTCAACGCCCTACCAGTTCGTATACTGGAGGCTCAGGCGCGTTCAAGACGCTGGCGCAGGGGTAAATACCGCCGACATGAATTTTCGCTTCCTACCTTGTTTGGTAGCGGGCTTGGCGTATAACATTGCGGTCAAGGTCCCCGAATTGATGCCCCGAGTAGAAATGCTCAAGATGATGTACAACGAGGCGTTTGAAATTGCTGCTGGCGAAGACAGAGAGAAAGCCGCAGTTCGGTTTGTACCGCGTCAACAGTTTATTGGTAGCACGTAATGGGAAATAGGTTTGCATCGGGCAAAAAAGCGATTGCCATGTGCGACCGCTGTGGCCAGCAATACCTACTTAAAAAGCTTAAAACAGAAGTTATTAAGCAGAGAAAGTATCAGTTGTTGGTTTGCCCTGAGTGCTGGGACCCCGACCAGCCTCAGTTGATGCTTGGTACATTTCCTGTGGACGATCCACAAGCTTTGCGTAATCCACGCAAGGATACAACGTACGTTACGGCAGGCGTAAACAGTATTGGTAGTTTGACTGGTGGTTCGCGAGATATTCAGTGGGGTTGGCAGCCCGTGGGCGGGTCTAGATTAAATGATGATGGATTGACACCAAACTACTTGGTGGCAACGACATTTGTTGGTACAGTAACGGTATCTTAAGGAGCTTAGAATGGCATACACACGATCAGCCGACGGCATCGCTAAAAAAGGCAAGACCGAAGGCAAAAACTTGGGCAACAGCGGCCCTACCCAAAAAGAAATCATGGGCGGCAAAGGTAAAGGTAAGGGTAAAACCAATGCCGATATGTTGTCTATGGGTCGTAACTTGGCAAAGATTGCCGCACAGAAACGAGGCTAATCATGGCTACATTTAGCAAAAAGATGATGGGTAAAGAAGTGGGCGATGCTGCGGTCTACGCTACACCCCATACTATGACGGGTAAAGTGGTTACAGCTTCTGAAAACCCCGGCAGTGGTCCAGATCACAGCGATGCCGGAACAGTCAATATGGCTGTAGGTAACGTCTATCGTCGCTCACAACCAGCAGCTAAAACAACTGGTATCAAAATGCGTGGCGCAGGTGCGGCTACTAAAGGCTTTATGTCAAGAGGCCCGATGGCATGAACTACAGTGAGCTTGTCACGCAGGTAAGCGATTACTGCGAGAACTCTTTCCCAACTGACAATATGAATGTGTTCATTCGTCAGGCGGAGCAGCGCATCTATAACACCGCGCAGCCTG